TGTTATCACTCCAGACGGGCGAAGTGTAAAGATTCTATCAATCTATGAACCTGGAACAAAGGATGTCTATGAGTTACGATTCAAGGACGGCCGCTCTGCCAGATCATGCGAGGATCACATATGGAGAGTTCATAACATTGGATGGCGTTCTGACACAAAAAGTGGGGGTCCATGGAGAAACATAACGACCAAAGAACTTATATCTCTCAAGTCTTCAACAAAAAGGTCTATTGGAATTCCTCTAGTCACCATGAATCATGATACTCTTGACAAGACGCTCTCAATGGATCCATGGCTACTTGGATTTTTACTAGGCGACGGATCATTTAGGCACGGTAGACTTACCTTTACTACGGCTGATGTGGAGATAGTGTCCAAGATCGAATCAAAGCTTATGTCTGGTTATAAGGTCAAGCATCTATCAGAGTATGACTATTCAATAAGCTTCACGAACATGATTACCCAGAAGAAAGCTCTCAAAGAACATTTCAAAACATTACGGCGAGATTCACATGGGTGGTTTATCAAGGATGATCATCCAAGATCAAGCAATCACTATGTTCAGACAATAATCAATCTTGGTCTGAACGACAAGCTTTCTCACGAAAAGTTCATTCCTCGTGAGTTCTTTTCTGGTTCTCTAAATCAGAGAATGGAACTTATTCGCGGGCTCATAGATTCGGACGGACATATTGGGCGACATGGATGCATAACTTTTTGCAGCACTAGCGAATCTTTGGCCAAAGACTTTCAGGAAATGGTTTGGAGTGTTGGGGGATTGGCAAGAATCAAAGAGAAGACTTCCAACTATTATACGCATAATGGAGAGAGAAGGCTTGGAAGGAAATACTTTGTTGTTAGCGTCAGATTCCCACGCCCTCGCGAACTATCAAGTCTTCAGAGAAAGATTGATAAGGCTTCTATTGATTATCAATACGAAGATTCTTTGAAGTTGGCAATAACTGATATCGTCAAGGTATCTACAGAGCCTGTCAGATGTATATACATAGATGATCCAGATCATCTTTATGTGACTGATAACTATGTGGTTACTCATAACACACTGATAACCGCAGCATTGAGCTACAGTTGTCAGAACATGGGCAGAACCATAGTGATTGTGCCAACAAAGAACTTGGTCGTTCAGACAGAGGAAGATTACAGAAATCTTGGTCTGGATGTTGGCGTCTACTTTGGTGACCGAAAAGAGGCTGATCACACGCACACTATCTGCACATGGCAGAGCTTGAATAACATCATCAAGAACACCAAAGAAGGCACGGCAGAGATTCCAATCACTGACTTCATGCGCGGAGTAGTATGCGTCATGGTGGACGAAGCCCACAGTGCCAAAGCAGACATGCTCAAGAGTATGTTGAGTGGAGTAATGAGCACTGTTCCCATTCGCTGGGGTCTAACAGGCACCATTCCAAAAGAAGAATACGCCAAGCAGGCACTGCTAAACACTATTGGTCCAGTGATCAACAAGTTGAGTGCCAGTGATCTACAGGATCGCGGAGTGCTGGCTAACTGTCATGTCAATATCGTGCAGCTACAGGACAATGTTGAGTTCAAGAACTATCAGACCGAACTCAAGCATCTACTTGAAGACAGAAACCGATTGGACACTATTGGCACACTGATCAGACGAATAGCAGAATCGGGCAACACGCTGATTTTGGTTGATCGTGTTGCTGCTGGACAGGAACTGGAGCGCAGATTACCCAACAGCGTGTTCGTCAGTGGTGATACCAAGTTGACTGAACGCAAAGAAGAGTATGACTTGGTTGCCACTAGCGATGACAAGATCATCATAGCCACATACGGAGTGGCAGCCGTGGGAATCAACATACCCAGAATCTTCAACTTGGTTCTTATTGAGCCAGGCAAATCGTTTGTGCGAGTGATTCAATCAATCGGACGGGGCATTAGAAAAGCAGAGGACAAGGACTTCGTTCAGATTTGGGACATCACTAGCAACTGTCGTTTCGCAAAACGACATCTAACACAACGAAAATCCTTCTACCGTGAGGCAAATTATAATTTTTCAATGGAAAAACTGAACTACTAATCATGAATATGAATACTAAAATGACATTTATCAGTAATAAGTATACCAATTGGTATTATTCAATAATTAATTCAGCAAAAGTAAGGATTATCAGTGGTTATTCAGAAAGTCATCATATAATACCCAAATCATTAGGGGGATCTAACTTACAAGATAATTTAGTTAAACTAACGGCTAGAGAGCATTTTATTTGTCATAGATTATTAACGCATATGACCACTGGTGACAATCGCAAAAAAATGTTGTACGCATTAGGTAGATTTATACAATGTAATAGTATACAAGAACGAAGATTTACTGCTAGACAATATGAAATTATTAGAAAAGCAATTAGCGAAGCGAGAACTGGGAATAAACATTCAGCAGAAACAAAACAAAAAATATCTAAAAAAAGAAAAGGAAAATTTCCGTGGAATAAAGGCTTAACTGGTATTGTGCATTCAGAAGAATCCAATATAAAACGCTCCAACACTCTCAGAGGAAAAACTTTAGAAGACAAAGTGGGTGAAATACGAGCGCAAGAAATAAAACTAAAAATTAGTCAATCTAAAATAGGAAAACCAAGTGGAATGACTGGTAAAACACATTCAAGAAAAGGAACTCATGGTCTTTGGAAAATGTCTGATGAAAGTAGAAAGAAAATAAGTGTCGCCCGAACAGGAATGAAGTTTTCAGAGAATCATATCAATAACTTAACTGAAGCGAATATAATCAATGGATTGAAACGACGAGGAATACCACACAGAAAAACTACTTGTACTTTTTGTGGTAAAGTTGGTAGTTTGAGTGGGATGAAAAGATATCATTTTACCAATTGTAAAGACAAAACACATGACAACTGATATACTAACACTATGAAAATACTGAATCTTGAAACCAACAGCCAATACAATCTTGATACACTGCCAGAGGAGATTGATGATCTACGATTCGCAATCTTGGACAACAGCAATCCACAGGCAGTTGACTATCACTATATCCCACTGATCTTCTTGGAGAGCTTCAACAGCCCAGCACTAGTACTACGCATAGACAATACTACGATCAAGATGCCACTTGATTGGCAGATACTAATCGGTGAACCAGACTTCGGTGATCTGGAAGTGGTTCCGTTGACCAGCATCAATGATCGCGGATTCAAGGCATTTGAGTTCAATCCTCTGACTGGATTCAGACCCAGTTTTGTTGACATTGAGATCATTGACATCTATCATGATGTGACCTGGTATGCTCCACGACTACGCAATGGTCAGTTCTTATGTGTGCCTATTGATGATGGACTCAAACCCAGATGCGTATACTTTGTCAAGGAAGTAAGCAAGAACTGTGAAGTTGTCAACTACGCGCAGGCATTCTGATCTATGGCAAGCAAGCAATCATCCAAGCAATCATCCAAGCAATCAGCAGATCTAAAGTTTGAGCAGCAATACTTTGACTTGTTCAAAGCAATAGAAGCCATTGATCTAAAGGACTATGAGTATCTATCCAAGCTAACAGAAGAGCAGCAGCGTAAGTTTGTGCCATATCTAATGCTGCATTGGATCAGTGCGGTCAAGGGTAGAGATCAAGTGTCGGCATACTACTTGATGAACACTGATGCTAGTGCTAACAAGCATATGTTCAACGAAGCAGTTCAGAAACATCCAGAGCTACAATGGAAGATGTTATGCGCTGTTAGTCCAGGAATAGGCAAGCAGTTTCATCAATGGATCCCTCATTTGAGCAATAAGATAGGATCACTAAAGTCAGCAGCAAGTCTCAAAGAAGTCAGCGAATACTTTGGAAAAATCTACAAGGGTACGGATCAAGAAATCATCAATCAATGTGCTAGCGAATATACTGCTGATCAGAATCACAAATATAGGATTGCTCAACTGTATCCTGATATGAAACTTGAAGACATTGCAATACTAGGCGAGATAACTACTGAACAAGAACTGAAACAGTATGAAACAGAACTCGGAATTGAAAGCAGCTAATCATTGTGAGCACTGCGGACGGACTTTTGTTCGCGACAGTACTTTACTCAAACATCTGTGTGAACAGAAACGCAGATGGATGGATTCTGACAAGCCAGCTAATCGTATAGCATACACGGCATGGACAGAGTTCTATGCAGTATGTCAGCCAAGTAAACGCAGCAGAGATTACAGAGCGTTTATTCAGAGTCCATACTATCTATCGTTCATCAAGTTTGGTAGCTACTGTGTGGATATCAAGGCTGTCGGTATTTCAAGCTATATCAAGTATCTGATCAAGAGCAATATTCCTATTGACGATTGGATCAGTGATCGAGTTTACACTGCATTCTTGATTGACTATCTTCGTAGCGAAGATTCATTAGATGCTATCAAGCGCAGCATCACCAACATGCTATCTGAATCAGAGAGCGAGAATGTTCAGCTACGAGATTTCTTCAGATATATCAAGCCCAACAGAATCTGTCACATGATAGCATCTGGGAAAATCAGTCCATGGCTACTGTATCATAGCAAGAGTGGAATTGATTTCTTGAGCAGTTTGAATGATGATCAGCGAGCATTGATCTTTACTTACATTGATCCAGAGAAATGGACAATCAAGTTTAGACGCAACACGGAACAAGTAAATGAAGTTTCTAACATACTTACAACAGCACAGCTATGAAGTTTACTAGTGATATTGATATTGATTTTGCGGATAGATCACAAATCTTGGAACACATCACCTATGTTTCTGCTAGCAATATCGTTGATGGAGAGCTACGCAAACATAACACTGGAGTGTATGTCACAGAGATACCTAATGATCCTATCAAAGGCTTTAGCAGCATAGATCATAAACTGGCTGAAGAGCGTGGTTATATCAAACTTGATCTACTCAATGTCTGGGTTTATAAACTGGTCAAGAATGAACAGCATTTGAATGAGCTTATGAAGGAGCCAGATTGGAGTATGCTCAAGGATCGCACAACATTTGAAAAGCTGATTCACATTGGTAATCACTATGACAGAATGATGCTAATGCCAGAGCCAATCAATAGTATACCGCGCATGGCAATGTTCTTGTCAGTGATCAGACCAGGAAAGAAACATTTGATTGGGAAAACATGGTCTGAAGTATCCAAAACTATCTGGGAGCAAACAGAAGAGGGATACGCATTCAAGCGTAGTCATGCCATTAGCTATGCACATTTAGTAGTAGTAAATATGAATCTATTGAGAGAAAATTCTATGGCATCCGTTTGACCAGCGTGATGCTTCTACGCTTCACTCGTTTTTTGGCTAAATCACTTATTGATGTGGTAGGACCATGTAGTATGTTTAGACCCTTGTTGTTGAATGTTCGTAGATATGGTTTGAATACTAACCAATCATCGCGCAAGAAGATATTGATTGGTATCAGTCTATTGCTTTCCCACCACCAAGTGTCCCCTAGTTCCAGAAATAACTTCTTGAGTTCTTGCTCGACTATGGCACCGTAATCGTAGAAGGTGGTGATGTTATCGTCTTTATTCTGAATGATTCCAATATATTCTTGACCAGCATAACTGCACACAGTAATGAAGGGATGGTTGTCGCTTAACTTTTGGAAAAACTCATTCATCATAAATACAAGTTGAGGACAAAAAATGGCTGCCCAAACACAACTTTATTTATACAATCAACGACAGCGTGTAGTTTTATTGGAAATAGGCGCCAATGCTAACAGGAGGTATCAAACGGTGTATGCAAAGGATCTAATAGTCAATCGTGGCGTTGATAACTTGTTGGAATTTTCATTCATCAATCAAGAACAAAAGCCAGTTGACATCACTGGAAAAGACATTACTTGCAGAATTCTTAATTCTAATGGCACTGAAATACTGCTACAGAAAAGCTTGTTTCCAATTTATCCACTGACTGGTATTGCTGGATTGCGTATCACATCAGCAGAACTTGAGCCACTGGATCCACAATTATGCTATTACAGTTTAGAGATTCCAGTTGGAGAATGGGACTATCCAGTATTCGTTGATGCACAAGGTGGTGCTCGTGGCGTAGTCAGAATAGTAAACAGCGTGCTACCAGCGTTTGTGCAATCACAAGTTCTCACTATTCCTAGTCACGCTCCAATTAATAGTTCCACAATACCAGTGAATTACACCTCAAGCACGCTGTATACCAGAGAAGGTGATTTTTGGACCTTTCAATTGAAATTTGATAACTTCACTGGCAGCATTCAATTTCAGGGCAGCACCCAGATGGATTTTAGTATATATTACAATATAACCAATCCTATTGGTTATGGAAATCCATTAACAGATGAGGGATTTACTGGAGTTGATGGTCATAATATCAAGGGATATCATCCATATATTAGGATTTACATTCAGAATGAGGGCACCGAAGATCCTCCGGGAAGTAATCAATATGTTGGGGACATAACTGAAATATTGGTTAGATAATCCACAATAGTTGAATTCATAATAAAAGTCATATATACTGTCTAACTATGTTAGATATACTGACTATTATTCCAGGCAAGAAGAAACACACCCAAAGCGGGTGGTATAGTTTCAATGCTGTTTGTTGCCACAATCGTGGACACAAACAGGATCGTCGTGGTCGTGCTGGACTAATGTTTGATGGTCCAGAAAAATGGTCCTACAATTGCTTCAACTGTCAATTCAAATGTGGATTTCAACTTGGAAAAAGTTTGACACGAAACACGCGACTTATGTTAGCGTGGTGTGGTCTATCTGAACAGGAGATAGAACGAATAAGCTTTGAAAGTTTCAGTCATCGCGATTTGCTAGATTCAAGCAGTTCACCCGCGAAGATAACTCATATCAATTTTGACATCAAAGAACTTCCAGAAGATGCAGTTCCCCTAGATCCTTCTGTCAACTCGCATGCCCAATTTGTTGAGTATCTCGCTGGTAGAGGATTGAGTCCTAACAGTTATTCTTATTGGGTCACACCAAACGCTGCTCGTCCAGGAATAGTTATACCCTACTATTACAAGGGTGATATTGTTGGACATACTATCAGATTTTGCGATGATAGACGACCTAAATATCTGTCCGATCAACAAACTGGCTATGTATTCAATATGGATGCTCAACAACAAGATTGGGCATATGCTATATTGGTAGAAGGACAGTTTGATGCTATTAGCATAGGCGGTTGTGCATATATGGGCAGTAATATCAGTGATAAGCAGGCAACATTGATTTCCAGATTACATAGAGATATAATAGTTGTTCCCGATAGAGACAGTTCTGGCATGAGTATATGCGACAGAGCACTAGAACTCGGATACAAAATAAGCATCCCTGACTGGGATGATTCCGTAAAAGATGTAAACGATGCGGTCAAGTTATACGGTAAATTTCCAACACTGTTAAGCATATTAGACGCTGCAACTAATAGTAAGATCAAAATAGAAATGAGGAGAAAGAAATATCAATGACGACAGAATATAACAAAGAGATTCAAGTTCTATTTTTGAGAATGATTACTAGTGATCCACAACTCTATACTAGAGTTAGCAATATCATCAACAGCGAAAACTTTGATAAGACACTAAAGCCAACTGTAAAGTTTATTAAAGAGTATTCCGAGAAATATAATAGTGTTCCAGATCAAGACAAAATTCAAGCGGTCACTGGAGTAGAGCTTCGGCACATAGATGATTTGGGCAAGGGAGATTTGGATTGGTTTTTGGATGAGTTTGAAAAATTCACCAGACGACAGGAACTAGAACGAGCCATTCTAAAGAGTGCCGATCTACTTGAAAAGGGAAACTATGATCCAGTAGAAAAGCTGATCAAAGATGCGGTTCAGATCAGCTTGACCAAGGATATGGGCACTAACTATTTCAGTGATCCTAGATCCCGATTGTTGAAGATTAAGAACAACAATGGTCAAGTCAGCACTGGATGGCTCTGTCTGGATAATAAGCTATATGGTGGATTCAACAAGGGCGAACTACAAATATTTGCTGGCGGAAGCGGTAGTGGTAAGTCACTGTTTATGCAAAATTTGAGTGTTAATTGGATACAAGCAGGTCTAAATGGTGTCTATATCACACTAGAATTGAGCGAGGAACTGTGTGCTTGGCGTATTGACAGTATGCTAACCGATATTGGAACTAAAGATGTGTTCAAGAATCTTGATGATGTTGAACTCAAAGTAAAGATGGCTGGCAAGAAATCTGGAGAATTCTATATCAAGTATATGCCAGCACAGAGTAATGTAAATGATATTAGAGCGTATATCAAAACATTACAGATTGAGAGCGGTATCAAGATTGACTTTGTATGTATTGACTATCTAGATTTGTTGATGCCAGTTAGTGCCAAAGTAAGTCCAAGTGACTTGTTTGTGAAAGATAAGTATGTAAGTGAAGAGGTTAGAAACTTGTCCAAAGAGCTTAATGTATTATTGGTCACCGCAAGTCAGTTGAACAGAAGTGCGGTAGAAGAGATTGAATTTGATCATAGTCACATCAGTGGTGGTATCAGTAAGATTAACACCGCAGATAATGTGTTTGGCATCTTTACAAGCAGACATATGCGCGAAAAGGGTCAGTATCAAATTCAGCTTATGAAAACTCGTAGTAGCAGTGGTGTTGGCCAGAAGATTGACCTATCATTCAATGTTGATACACTACGAATCTTTGATGATGGTGACAGCACTGGATACACAGCAAGCAGTCAAAGTGCAGGAAGCTTATTAAGCAAGATCAAAGCATCCAGTACCGTTGCTCCTATTGCAAAAGAAACTATTGATCCCGAAACTGGCGAAATCATTATGGAAGATCAGAAAAAGATAAAAGCAAACATTCAAGGACATAAGTTAAGCGAAATGCTTGCTAATCTAAAGCAGGGAAAGAATTGAATTAGATAAATAATAGATATGAGAAATAAGACTAGAAGCCTATTAGAAGAACTAGAACACATTAGCAAACAACGAGACACAAAACACATTATTGAAAGTCGTGCCGCTAATGTAATATCTAGTGCTATTCACTTGCTTGAAGTTATTGAAAGAAATTTTGATAGCGAACAGGCTGCTATTCTTGAGAAAAAATTACTGATCGCGATAAAGAATCGCGATCAGGAGAAATTTGTTCGCTCTCTGAAAAGGACTAATAAAGAAGATGAAAACAAATGAATTCACCACTATTGATGAAGGTGTTTGGGATTATTTAAAGAGAGCGGGAATTGCCGGAGAAAAAGCACAAGTAGCCGCAATGGCTGCTTATGATCAACAAAAAACACAGGCTGCTGGATTCGCTGCATGGGCAACTAAATTACAACAGGCATTTTATGGAGCACTTAATGCTAATGCTATTTCTTTAACCGAAAATCATACAAAAAATATTGAAAATGTAAATTACAAAAAATTTGATTTAATTCTAGAATCTATTATAACCGAACAAACGCAGGATATCGTGTCGTGGATGAAAAATTATGTTAAAGCATTTATGACAAATTATGTTCTTCCTACCAACTATGATGCAACAATTACTTCACTTATAAACCAGTTTAAGACCACTCTTAAGCAAGAATATGCAAAAAATCCAAAGAAACAATACAATTTTCAGGATGCACCTAATGGGCCGGTCGCAAAAATATTTAATTACATTTACTCAATAGGGCAACAACAGCAACGAGACGCTCGCGGAAATATCCAATCATATGAAAGAAGAAACTCAACAGCAGGCGCAGCGGGAACAGCAGGCGCAGGTGGTGCAGGTGGTGCAGCAGGTACAGGAGCAGCAGGCGCAACGGGTGCAGGCGGGACAGCAGGAGCAGCAGGTACAGGAGCGAGAACAGCGGCTACTGGAACAGTAGGCGCAGCAGGTGCGGGAACTACAGGAGCTACTGGAGCAACAGGAGCCGCAGGAGCAAGAACTGGGACACCAGCGGTAGCTACTGGAGCAAGAGTGGGAGCAGGAACAGAAATTGAGCTTCCTGGGACAAATCTAAAATTTAGATATTCTCCTCAATGGATAACTGCTGATGGAAAGATAGCAAGTGATTCAAGTGCAAAAGTTCTAAATCAAATAGCTAGTGGAGTAAATAGAGCCGATATCTCAATGAGAGATTTAACAGATGCAAGAAGGCAGCCATATAAAACTGGTCCCGGAATGAGTCAATACTCTGAAAATAAGAAAAATTTAAAGAATATGATTTCAAAAACAAAAGCTAGAAAGCTATAACTCTTTATTTTTTCGGACAAATGATAAATAAGTATAGAGGCTTGTCCTCATAACATTTAAGGAGATTTAAAATGGCAGGTTTTACAAGAGTAAGTGGCGACGCAAAACCAGTAGCAAACTACGACACACCAACATATACCAATACTGGTGTCAATGAGGTTACTAGTGGAGCAACAGTTCAGCCACAGGGTCCAAAACTACAGTTTTTTACTGCAACAGCAACAGGAGCACTTACACTGGCTCAAATTCAAACTATGATTCAGACCATTCAACAACTGGCTACAATCTATATGTATGAATACACAGATACTACTAACGATACTCTAGCTTTTGCTGTCTATCCAGTAGAAGGCTGGACTACAGCAGGATTAGATGCAGCGTTCACTGCTGCTGGAGTTACTGGAACAACAACAACTGCAACAGCAACATTCACAAACTAATCTAGTTTATCTACCGACTAAAACCCAGAATCTAAAAAATTCTGGGTTTTTTATTTGCTGTAAATAGTACACTATGAGAATAAAATGTCAGACCCTATTTGATATAACTAGAACTAATGTAAGCAACAGGCGACATATGCTAATTGAGCCCGATCAGCAGAATCTAGTTAAACAACGAAATCAACAAAGTAATTTTGAAACTATATTGCAAATAATCGGACTGCGATGTCAGCCAGAAAACATCACCGATCCAGTTCAGCGAGCAGTTAGATTAGATTCTAATATTTGGGGAACTAATTATAAATCAAAATCGCCAGTAAAGTGCTGGAGCTTTGTATTTGAAGTTCAGCAATCAGTAATCTATCAGAATGAAACTGGTCCTCTTGGTAATCTATATCAAGATTGTGAGGGAGTTCCAATGATTATTAATTTGGATGAATGGAATCAAATTGAATCTGTCATTAGTTCTAATAAGCAAACAAAAAACATACACTTTGAAATAGAAAATGGTTAAATCAAAACTCTACAAGCTAGATGAATTCGTAAAACACTATATGCCGAGCGTATCTAAATTCTTGATTTACGATACAGCAGACGGGCAGCATATTATGTTTGAGCAGTATTCGGTTAAAAGAATGAGCGATCATATCTCTGTATTACGATATAGAGACGAACGACAATTCAGATTTAATAAACTACGACATGCAGTTGCCTGGGTAGTATTAGATAAGAATAAAAAGATGCATGAATCAAATAGGCTAATTGAATTGGATGTGCGATTAACAGGACTGGAAATTGATCTAGCACAACATCAACGAATCAAAAACAGCACTAACGAAATGGATAAATATCTACTAATGCTCAATAAGATTCAACACGATATGGCACTTCAGAATAAATTCCAGAGTGAAATAGATAAATACATAATAATGGCTAACGAATGCCAACTAAAAGGATTTGAATATGAACTTACTAGATCTTCAGGAAAATAAAAAGAGCAAACTAGCTAGTCGCGTGCTCAAAGAGACATACAATATTGATCTGAAACTGAACAAACTATCAGTCAAGCAAGCAAACACAATGCTGCGAAAAGTTCGTGGTTTGATAACAGAAACTAGAACTTCAAAACAAGTTCATAGTAGTCATCGTAGTCCAGAATATCTGAAACTATTGATGATGGAACAAGCACTATCAGATTATATCAGAACATTCAAATCTAGCAGAATCGTTGTAGAGAACGAAGAAGTTCAAAAGAGTCAAGTTATTCTTGCTGCTCAAGATATGATTGATAGCATTCAGAAAATGGTTGAGCAAGTAAGCAAGATGAATGCTGAAGAATTGCCAGCAGTGGTTCAGGGTATTCAAAATGAAATAGGAAGTAATGAAAGCGAGCAATTCAATAGTGCCGTTGGAGAGAATCTAAAAACTCTACAAGCAGCACTAGAAACCGCAAGAAACGAGCTAAATACTAGTCTGGGCGGACTAACAGGAGAAGCTGCTCCTGCTGCTCCAGCTGGCGCACCAGCTGGTGAATTGGGAGCACCAGAGTTGGAAGCTCCTTCAATGGGCGGCGAAGAGTTGGAGATGGGTTCTGAAGAATTACCAGAACTCCCAGAAGAACCAGAAGAGATTCCAAGTAATCTAGGCAGAGAGCGTAGATAAAGTGAAACTATACGAGTTTGAAACTAACGATCATGATGCCATAATGCTGACTGGAATAGTCAGTCAGATATTATCACGCATCAATGATACTGGATTCAAAAAGGAATATAGTTTGGATTCATTACTGAATACATTTTCTGATAAGGGATATGATATTGATCGGGAGGAGTTCTTGGATATGATCAAGAATCCTCCTCTCAAAAATCTTATTAGCAATGTCAAGGGTGATAAAGTTGTATTCAAAGGTGAAGAGGAATCTACTGACGATAGTGAAGCTGTTGATATGGATCAAACCAGCGATACACTGGAGAAAATGGCTAAACGAGCATCAAAGAAATAATAATAGTGCTAGTAATATAGCAGAATATATGCTATAATCATCTGATGTATAATCCCAAATTTCAATATCCAAGCTTGAGTCGTCAATCAGTTGATGGTAGACGCTTATATGCTACACCAGACGGCGAGAAACTGCCCAGTGTTACCACTATTCTGGACAAAACAAAATCAGAAGAGAAAAAAACCTCTCTGTTAAACTGGAAAAAAAGAACTGGATTTGAGCGTGCTCAACAGATAACAACTGAAGCTGCCAATCGTGGCACTAAAATGCATACTTTTCTTGAGCACTATGTCAGGGATAATGTGCTACAGGAAGCACCACAAAATCCATTTCATAAACCCAGCTGGCATATGGCTAATCATGTCATCAATGGAGGACTATCCAAATGCAGCGAATTTTGGGGAATAGAAGTTCCATTGTACTTTCCAAAAGTTTATGCTGGAACCACCGATTGTATCGGTATTCACGATAACATAGAAAGCATTATTGACTTCAAGCAGACCAATAAGCCAAAGAAACGCGAATGGATTGAAGATTACTTCTTGCAGCTATGTGCATATGCCATAGCTCATAATGAAGTATATGGAACCAATATCTCTCGTGGTGTTGTTATGATGTGTGTCAAGCCAGATATAGATAGTGCTGGCAATATGACAAAAGCTCCAGAATATCAGCAGTTTATATTAGAAGGTTCAGAGTTTAAGAAGTATGAAAATCTTTGGTGGCAAAGAGTAGAGACATATTACCTATCCACATAACAGTGGCCAGAAGATAAATAAGTGTATTAATTAGGGACTTTGATACACTATGGCAATTGTTCAGATAAGCAAGATTATTCAAAAACAGGGCGATCTTGCAGACCTACCACAGTTAGATGTTGCAGAGATTGGTTACGCCACTGATGCCAAGCGATTGTTTATTGGCGACGAATTGCCCAACACCCCTGATCCTGCTCTACTATATAATACAGAAGTTCTTACTCAAAATAGCGTAGATGGAACTTCTATAATCTATGATCCGATAACTGGAGTTATTAGCAGTGTTGGAGGCGGTGGTGGAGGTGGGGGCACAGTAACCAGTGTAAATGTAAGTGGTGGAACAACTGGACTAACTACTACTGGTGGGCCAATTTTAACTGCTGGTACCATAACTCTTGGCGGTGTATTAAGCGTGGCTCACGGCGGAACAGGAGCTAATAATTCTAATTCTGCATTGACTAATTTACTGCCATTCAATAGCAACAACGCCAATTCATACCTATATACAGATGGAAACACAATATCCTGGCAATCATCTAGTAATGTATTGACTACTATACTACCTGTCAGCAGTAATGTTGCCAATTCATATCTATATACTAATGGAAACTCAATATATTGGACATCATCTAGTAATGTATTGATCAGCATAATGCCTAGTATTGTTGGCAATACAAACACATACTTATATACTGATGGCAACACAATATTTTGGCAAACAGCAAATGGTATTGGTGGAGGTGCTGCTGGATCTAATAATGAAATTCAGTACAATATAAGCGGAGCATTAGCAGCCAGTAATACACTAACTTATGATCCACAAGCTGATGTATTCACTGTTGGTGATTTAAGTGCAGATAGTTTAATAGAATCTGGAAACGGTCAAGGAATGATGATAAGTGCAAATCAAGCACTTACACTACAATCAGCAAGCGATTCCATAGCATTGTCATTACCAGCAGGAACCGGAAATAAAATAACAGTTATAGGGCCAACCGCAAATGATTATGCTACTAGTTTGTCTAGTAGTGATTTGGCTAATAAACAGTATGTAGATAATTATGTGGCTAATGCTATTAGTGGCTCTGCTTATACATTGCCAACAGCATCCACTACGGTATTAGGCGGAGTGAAGATAGATGGATCTACTGTTTCTATTAGCGGCGCCGGTGTTATTAGTGTTCCGCTAGCGAATTCTCTAACAACTGGTCTAGTAAGAGCTTATCCTACTCAAACAACTGGAGTTTCAATATTTACTGAACTTACTCCAACATTGGTTGAATCTTATGTAGGACTGTCCGCATCAGGAGGCGGAATCATTCTTGTTCCCAATAATGGAACTAGTGATCCAATAGTTCATAATCTTGGGAGAATTCCGGTGATACTGGTATTTCCATCTACAGGATCAGGAGTAGTAGCTGCTATACCAACAAATGTGACCGATACATCATTTACAATATTTAATCTTTCTGGAGCAGATGGTAATGTAGAATATGTATATTGGTAATCAAATCTAAATTTGAACATAATATAGCAGCATAAATACAGTATAAAGAGATAACATATGAGTGCAATAAATACTGGATCAATCAATGTCAATTATCCAACTCCTGGAGTGAATAACAACAGTCAGGGATTTCGTGATAATTTCAATGCCATTAAAACAAATTTAGATGTCGCTGGCACAGAATTAACTGATTTGCAAAATAAGGTCATTGTTAAGAGTCCATTGACTGGAACAACGCTAAACAATGATATGAATAACAGCTTGATTAGTAATGCACTAATTCAGGGATTCAGACACACTACTTATAATCTTGGTAATAATCTCGCTGGTGCAGTCACTATTGATTATACCAAGGGAGATTTTCAGTATGGAACTTTGACTGGAAATATATCACTATCATTTACTAAATGGCCACCAAATGGAACTAAAGCCAGTGTAGAATTGTTGATTGGAATAGCTACTGGTAGTT